CATGGGTTTACTAAGCTCATGGGCCTTATCAACCATCGCCCACCATGGGGTAACAAAATATTGTGCTTTCTTGTGTAAAGAAAGACAATATAAGTACCTCATATTAGGTGATGATAGTCTAGACACTTCACTCCAAGTCTATAATAAAAGACTTGAAGTCATGAAGGGTCTAGGTGTGACCATAAATCTCTCAAAGTGTACTCAAAGTGAATCCGGTTTTGCCGAATTCGCCAAGAGACTCTTTAACTCTCAAGGTGAGGTGACTGGAATTCCAGTCCCTTTACTTGAAGGTATCTCTAGGAAACCTGAGCAACTCATAGAGTTGATCCGGTTAGCTAGAGAGAGAGGTTATCAAGATACAGACATAACTCCCGGAATTAGATTTATTCTATCACGGATGCCCAAGAAAATCTCAGACTTAGCGACCAGTATCCTTCAACTTCCAGAACGTATCACCTCTTCCCTCCCGTTAGGGATAAGGAAGGGGCAGGATACAACCCCATTATGTGGGCTTCTGGAAGACCAGTTAGATGTATTAAAGACTTTGTGTCTTAATAGATCTTTCTGGGATGAAGTAGGCAGTTTAGTTCTACCTAATCTAATACCTGATACTGTTAACCGCCCCACTATAAGTGAAGATCATCCTATCGTTTTCGGCATAAGCCAGAAAGCGATGCTCTATTTAGAGCATGACCCGTCTGGGTCAGATGAATATTCTATATATAATGGGTGGATGGATGGTAATTTTAGGGAGATGGTACATGTACCATCTGTCAATCCCTATAGAACCATGAACAAAGGTCACAAAATCACTAAATGTAAGTGAGACTTATATAGCAATATAGTCAAACTTGCAGAAGGTGATTGTAACATTGCATTGCATCCACAACCGAGACTCAGCAACTGGGAAATCTTTGAAAAGAGTTTTCCTACTAGTTAACCTGTTAAGTTACTTTGTAGAACTACTCTGCTACAAAGATAACATAGCTTACCGGGTGTTCATCGGCGGGAGAGTACGCCC